AATCGTCTTATTCGTTTAAGAGCCAGAGGTGGTGCTCAGTTATTAATACATGATACGTTAGGTTTTGTGTATATTTGTAACAAGATGGGTACTGCATGGGTAGAACTTGATCGTAACGGTAATATTGATGTGTTTAGTAATAATACAATAAGTTTACGATCTAATGAAGATATTAATATGAGAGCAGATCGCGATTTTAATATTGACATTGGTAGAGATTTAAATCTTCATATGCCAGCTGATTATGCAACAAATATGGATAGGGTAGAACAAAAAGATGACCCAGAAACGTTTAAGTATTCAAAAATTTCTGGTTTAAAAAGTGAAGTACCAGATGGCTCAATTGTATATCATGTTAAGGAAGGCGAAGTACATGGTACTATAGATAAAGGTAATGTACATCATACAATGGGTGATGGCCACTTTTTTCATCTTCTTGAAACTGGTAGTTATTATAGAACAGTAAAGAGAGGAAATTTTGAAGCCATTACAGGACATGATTATAAAGCATTAACACATGCAGATATGCAACATATTGCAAAAGACAATATGTCATTAGTTGCATTTCAGAGATTATCTACAAGAGGTCTTAAAGAGATGAATATTTCATCTTTAGCTACTATGCATATTAGTGCTGATGATAGTATTGCTATAACCTCTGGTACTGATATGCATAGGAAAGCTGGTGGTATAATTACAGATTGTGCTACAGTAATTCATCACAATGATGGAAATTGTCAAGCGGCTATTTCAAAGGCGCCAGTAACTGGTACATTTGCAGCTTGGCCAGCAGAAAAGCCAAAATTACAAGAATTTGAAGACATGATGTTGTATAAACCGTGTGTAGGTCCTGAAACAGAACCAGTTGAAAGGCGTCTTACTAGGTTCCCAACACTTGAACCATATGGCGGATTAAGAAGTACTGCTGGTATGGGAACAAAATATCATATTGATGAATTAACAACCGGTTTAGAAGGATTTGCTTTAGGTCCTAATCCTGAAGAAATACCAATACCAGTGGATGAACTTAATACAGCTTATCGTACTGGGTCTATAGATCCAACAGTTTATGACGTTGCACCACGACCGTTAGATGGAACACCAAGAGCTGGAATGAGAAGTGGGCAGTATGTTGCAACAAAACTTGATGCAAATGGTGAAACAGTTTATGTTCAAGTTGGAGAAACAGCTGCTACATCAGCTGCGACTGCAGATTTAGATGGACCAGGAATTGACTTAATGAAAGAATCATCAGGTTACAATCCAACTGTTTACAAAGATGCCTTTGGCGCAGACTGCATTGGTTATGACCATAAAATTAATAAAGAAGAAGTTGTTGTAACAACAAACACAGAAATAAAAGCCGAAGATACAACAATTAAAATGGATACTAGTAATCTCCCGCCATTTGGAGAAGGCCGAGCTGAGTCAATTCCAGAAATAATTAAATGGGCAGGTAAAACAGCAACACAGTTATTAGATGTTACACGGGGATGTGGTGGAACATTTCCACAGTTGCACAAAAAAGGTAGTAAGTTTACGTTTGCAGGTGAAGATTATTCACTTGGTATTACTAAAAAACAAGCAGATCTATTATTTGATAATGATATAAAAATATCAATTGATCTTGTAAGAAAAAATGTTAAAGTAGATATTAACCAAAATCAATCAAATGCATTAATTAGTTTAGCTAGGAATTTAGGTCCGGCTGCATTTGCCGCAAGTACAGTATTATCTGCATTAAATAAAGGTAATTTTGCACAAGCAACAACAGAATTTATGAGATATGCTAGTAAAATGGAAAAAGTACCTTTTACCTTGAATGGAATTGAATCAATTAGATCGCAACTTTCATTAAATTCGGGTTTATTTTCACGTAGATTGCGCGAAGCAACTTTATTTTCTACACCAGCAAGTGAATTGTTGCGAAGGGCAGTTAGAACATCAATAACAGCATGGGATCCAACTGGTTGCGGAACTTATGCTGGACCACGAACTCCTGAAACATGGGTTAATCCAAATACTGGATTACCGGCTACACCAGGGTCGACGTGGATTAATCCAAATACTGGATTACCAACTGTAGCACAGCACGGAACAACAACTTCGGGGATCACCGGAGTGTCTCTAGCATCAGCAGACCAGAGTCTTTATAGTTCATATCAAAATGAGTTACCTACTAGTACTTCTGGATATTATCGTAGTACAGGATCTCCGTCATTGGTAGAACAGGCATATACCCAATGGGATTCTATGACTCCTGCACAACAAGCAGCTGCAAGTAAAGCCGCACAAGACCGACGTAAAAAAGCAGAAGAAAATCGTTAGTACTTACATTAGTAATAACCCTTTATAAAACGTTTCGATAAATAGTTAAAACGGTATATTAGAATGGCAAACACACCAAATTTTATTGGATTTAGTACAATTGATAGGCATAAACCGTCCTATACTTTAACTGATTTTGAGTTAGTAAAAACGGATTTATTAAATCATTTTAGTACAAAGTTAGGAGAACGGGTTATGCTTCCTAAGTTTGGAACAATAATATATGACTTATTAATGGAACCATTTGATGAAAGTACTCGAGAGTCGATAATAAATGATGCTACTAATGTAGTAACATCAGACCCTCGAGTAAGATTAGATGATATGCGGGTAATTGAAGGAGAACATACAATTCAATTAGAAATGCAATTAACATATCTACCATCGGGTGTTACAGAAGAACTTGCTATACAATTTGATATCGATTTACAGGAATAGATTAAATGGCACAAGCACAACGACAAAGTAATTTATTTGCCGCTGAAGATTTTAGAACAATTTATAGAACTTTCAGCGAAATTAATTTTACCGCATATGATTTTGATACGATTAAAGATGCAATGGTAGAATATTTACAACGTAATTTCCCTGAAGATTTTAATGATTTTATTGAAAGCAGTGAATTTATTGCTATCATTGAGCTACTTGCTTATATGGGACAAACAATTGCATTTAGGCAGGATTTAAATGTAAGAGAAAACTTTTTAGATACAGCCGAACGTAAGGAAAGTGTTTTACGTTTAGCTAATATGTTAAATTATACGCCAAAAAGAAATATACCAGGTACTGGTGTTATTAAGTTTTATTCTATTAGGACATCTGAAGATATTCATGATAGTAATGGAACCAATTTAGCTAATACATCAATAAAATGGAATGATGCAAATAACATTGACTTTTTAGAGCATTTTATTTTAGTATTAAATAGGGCATTTATTACACAAAACCCATTTGGCTCACCTGTTAAATCAGGAACACTTAATACAATTCCTGTTGAATTGTATAGTATTGATATACGGAGAAATACAAATGTAGTTTATCCATTGACTGCTTCAGTTAATGGAGAGTCTTTTATGTTTGAAATTGTAAATTCTACATTTACTGATGGACAATTTATTACAGAAGTAGAGCCAGATCCAGCAAATAGTTTAGGTATGCTTTATTTAAATGATGGTCAGGGTAATAGTAGCGAAAATACAGGATTCTTTTCGTATATTAAACAAGGTATACTTTCATACGAAGATTTTAGTTTAGAAGTACCACTTCCTAATAGAGAAATTAATATTAATGTAACTGGTGTTAATGAATTTGATGTATGGGTACAAACAATAAATTCAGCAGGAGTAGTATTAGATAAATGGGTAAAAGTTCCGTCTATTGCAGGAAGTAATGTTATCTATAATAGTGTTATAAAAAATACAAGAAAAATATTTAAGGTAGTCTCAGAAGCAAATGATACTGTAACTATACAATTTGCTGATGGTAATTTTGGTGATATACCTTATGGTGTTATACGTGTTTGGTATAGAAAAAGTGCTGATCAGCAATTAATTGTAAAATCTGAACATTTTGGATTACAGACAGCACAGTTTCCTTATGTAGATAAGAACGGAAATTCTCAAAATTTAAATGTTACATTTCAATTAACAACAAGTATTGGTAATAGTTTAGCAACTGAAACTATAAGTCAGATTAAAACAAATGCTTCGCAAGTATTTTATACACAAGATAGAATGGTAAGTGGAGAAGATTATAACATTTATCCCTTCTTTAAAAATGCTGATATTCTTAAAATGAAGGCTGTTAATAGAACACATGCTGGGCATAGTCGTTATATTGATATTAATGATCCTACTGGTACTGTACAGAATTTAAATGTGTTTGCTGAAGATGGAATTATTTACAAAGATATACAAAATACTCAAGTAACATTTTCATTAACATCATCGTTAACTTCTAATACTATTATTCAAAAGTATATACAGCCAACATTGAGTGCTGATGAATTAACAAATTTTTATTATGATACTTATAGAAAAGCAGTATATGTAGTAGATGGTAATACAGCATGGAAATTTAATAGTAGTGAACAGTTGCAATGGGTACCATTACCAACTGCAAAAGAATCTAATAAAGGTTATTTTGTATTAAATGGCTTGACGTTTAATTTTACTAATGCTATATCTATTGGTTCAATTGCTACAGGAAAAACGGCATACTTAACAGAAAAATGTTTGTTGGAGTTTACAGATTCAACAGGTAAAATAATTAAATATGCAACAATTGAAAATGTTATTAATAATGGTGACCCAAAAACTCTTACAGTTGGCCCAGTAGAATTAAACAAAGATATATTGCAAGGTTATATAGTAACAAGAATTTATCCAACATTTAGACGTTTGTTTAATACGTCTGAAAAACTTGCTATACATACACAACTTGATTTAAAAAATACATTTGCAATTGGTTATGATTATAAAACAACAAGTTTTTATGTTATTGCTCCTAATAATTTGAATACAACTGCTATAGATTTCAGTTTAATTAATGCAAAAGATAATACTAGTGATAATTTGGATGAGAGTTGGTTTATTAAACTAGAATATCAAGCTGCTACATCATCTACTAGTGCAAGTTATCTTATAACAGTACGAGGCCTGCGCTATGTTTTTGAAAGCGAAGAGGATGTTCGTTTTTATTTTAATAATGCATTTAAAACAATAGATATTGAATCAGGGAAAGCAAAAAAGGATTTAATTTCATTATTAAGAGTAAATGTAGATAAAAGAGCACAAATAGATTCAGTTAGTTTAACTAATCCTGGTTCTGGCTATACGGTAGCACCACAAGTTACTTTTCAACAAGCAGGTGAAATTGAAATAGCCGAAGCAGATACATATTTGTCATGGAATACAGCATCGGGTGGAACAGGAGGTACAGGATATGTGCCAATAGATACTAGTTTAAGTTATTTAGATAGTGCCACTGTTGATAGTAATGGTGTTGCAAATGAAATATATGTTAATAATGCAGGTGTTCTTTCAGCCGATGGCCGAACTGTTAGAGTTAAAGCAACGTTGTCTGAAAATGCAGCCGGTACGTTATTAGTAGATGCCGATGCAATTGGTAAGATTACTGTAGATGGCCCAGGAGGCAATATCGGTGGTACAGGATATACATCAGAACCAGGTGTTACAATTTCACCTCCATCTTCTGGCACACAAGCTACGGCTATTGCTGTTATATCTCAAACAATAACAGGTGTTAATTTTGTAGCTACTGGTATGCAAGGAAGCGGTTATCATAATATTCCTAGTATAACAATTGATCCTCCGGGATTTAAAGGAACAACATGGACAGTAGTTCATGGATTGAATCAAAAGTATGTTAATTTTGAGCTTATAGATGCTAATCATAATGTAATTAATACAATTTATAATCCACCAATAGTAACATATATTGATAGTAACACTTTAACAGTTGACTGGAACGGTGTGTCAACTGATGGATTTATTAATATTATAAAGTCACGTATTGGACATAATGCAGCTGCTGATTTACAAGTAGCCGGAAACATTTGGACTGTAGTTCATAATTTAGTATCATCTGAAGGTATAGTTAATTTAGATGTTATTCTTCAAAGTAGTGTTTCTCATTATGGTAAAGAAGGGTATCCGTTAATAGAGTATACATCTGAAACACAAAGTAGAATTATATTTCCTACTGGTGTAGAAACTGCCGGATATGCTGTTATACATAATAGTTATCTTAATGGTGGTGCTACAGGTAATGGTTATTTGTATACACAAACATCATCAGCATTAGTTTGGACAGTAACACATAATTTAGGACGAAGACATTTAAATGTTGACATAGCAGTATTAGGTAGTGAAATTAATGCATCAGATTTTAGTGTAGTACCAAATTCAGCAACGTATTATA